AGCTTTAGCTAATTTCCCCCCAAGAGTTTTAAGAAACTTTTCAAGTTTAATTTCTAAGTTCTTCCAAGCTTCATATTCTAAAGGCATTCTTTTTTATCCCCCTATTGTGAAAACATGTATTTTGTTTTTTTTAGCATAAGGTTTCATTCTTTTTTCAATATCTTCAGTGAAAATATTATTCACTGCTTCATCAAAATCAAAGTTTTCATAATCTTTAATACCAATATCTTGTCTTACACTATGAGAACGAATAATGTTACTTGTTAATTCTATAATTATTTGTTCTACATCATCAGGTATTGATTCAGGAATTTGATATCCTTTTTTGACCCATGATGCCATAGCATCATAATAATCTTCAATATACTTATCTAATTCTATTTCAGTACAATTGAAAAGGTCTTCAGTATTTTTTAAAGATCCAGAGTATCTTTTGATTTTTATAAGAGTTGATGGATCCATGAAAATTAAACTCCTATTTTTGTAAAAAAAAGTAAAAATTAATTTTTTTGTTATTCTTCAACCATAGTAATAGTTAAAGATTTATTTTCACTAGAAATAGATACAGGTGTAGTACTTACAAAGTCTTCATATCCAGTACAAGTTGCAGTGTAATTGTATGTTCCTTCTGGAACATTGTTTATTGTACTACCTCCTGCAGATCCAGTTCCACTGCTGGAATATTCATTATTGTCTGCATCGGTTAGTGTTACTATTGCACCAGTTATGGGATCAGTACCATCAGTAACAATAATAGATACATTAACTTTATTTTGTGGAACTGGAGTTATGCTTTCTTTTAAGAAAGCAAGACTAGTAGCATCACATTCAGCAAACTGAGTATCAGCATAAACAGTACTAGCAATATCTGTTTTATTAGCTCTAAGATTAAAATCATCTTCAACAATAACATTTTCCTTATTAATAAAGTACTGAAGATTTTCTTCATGAGTAAAGATAATAGGTTTTTCAGTATAACCATTTCTAAGAGTACTGAATGCAGGAACACTGATTAAAGGATTACCTTCAATGCTTAACTGATTTTTCTCTTCAATGTAAGTGATACTTTTATCAACATCTTTGTTATCAGCTATCCATCTAATACAAGCTCTTTTCAATGATTCAGGAACTAATAATTTATTTTTTCCATCTTCAATATATTTATCAGGCATTGCATCAATTATTCTTCTGATTTCTTTAATAGGATTACTATCTGTTGCAGTTAAATCTATTTCATCAATAGGATTATCCCCATCATCTTGTAATTTTTTAATAGCTCCATCCACTACTTTAAAACCAGTAGGTACACCAACTACAGAACTACTTTTATCCCCATAAATAAGAGTTCTTTCTAATGCTCTACCACATGCAGCACCAAACTGTTGAGTTAAAGTATTCATAAATCCTTTGCCCTCAATGTTTCTTCTAAGAGCTGTTCTATGAATACCAGTTAATGCTCTGAGTTCTTCACATTCATAAGATCTATCTAAAAAGATAGGATTTTGATCATCTTCTAAAACTTGAGGAACTCCATTAATTCTACCTGCTTCTAATTCAAGATTAAAGGACATTGTATCAACTACTCCTTTATCATTATCTACAGGAACCATTTTAATATTACTTAAAAAAGTTGTTGATGATTCCATTGCTTGAATAAATTTATCAAGTTTTTCAGCTTGCAATACTCCGTTATTTAATTTTCCAGAACCCACACCAATATCTACAAATTTGACTACTCCAAAATTTTGATTGGATATGATTCTATTTTTAATTTCTTTTTCAACTGTTGCCATTGACATTATTTCAACTCCTATTTTTTTGGAAGACCATTTGCTTGACGGCCTACTCTTTCTAATAAACTTTCTTCAGGTGCGGATTTTTTTACTAGGTCAGGATCTACTTCTTGACTTTCAAGTTCTTCTTCAGCTTCCTCTTCAGGTTCTTCTAAATTTTCTTTAGGTGTAGATTTAGCAACTGTTTCTGCAGCTGGTGTTTCTTCACCTTCAGGTTCTTCTTCTTGATTTTCAATTTTATTTAATCTTGTTTCTATCTTATCGATTTTTTCTAAAGCGTTATCGATTTTAGCTTCAAGAGTATCTTCTTCATTTTTTTCTTCATTTTTCTCTGGGTTTTTTTCAGGTATTCCTTCCTGTTTTACTGGAGATTCAGGAGCTGTTTTATGGACTAATCCACCAAACAATCTCTCAAAGAAACTCTCAGACATTGTTACATTATTTTTTTCATTTTCATTTTCATCATTTGTCATTGAATCCACCTCTAAATCAATATATTTTTTAACAAATTCTTCATCATCCTCATACACCTTAAAAGTAGCTAAAGGTTGACTTGGCTTATCTACTGCACTTACTGTTGCAGGTGACCAACCACGATCTTCAATATCTTTAAAAGTCATTAATCTACCTTCTTTTTTAGGAATTTTAACTCCTCTTCTCATTTCTTCAACACTTTTTTTAGGTGCTGCAGTAACACTCCAACCAGTATATTCACCATCACGAATTGCTTGTTCAATTTCAGGATCTATTATTTCACCAGTTATCATCCACGTGTTTTTAGGAAGAGTTTTTCCATCAAAAATAGATTCAGATTCTGTACGATATGATTCTAAACATTTAGCTATAGGTTGTAGAGAATGTTGTACATCTATTGTTTGACCTAACCTGTTGAATGTGAGAATAGCATATCCTATTTCTTCATCTGATAAAACTTCACCAATTATATCAGGCATTCCAGGTACACAAACTGGGCCTTTTACAATCAAAATAAATCACCACTTTTATAATATTTTTTTTATATAGCTATCGCTATGACAGGCTTTTAATAAATTATGGAAAAATTAGTGATAGCTATTTGCACATGAAAATTATGTGTTTTAAAATTTGATTGAAGAAAAATTTTTGTGTTCTTCAATATGTAGCGAGGACAATTTTCAGTAAAAACTAATTGTGTCCTTCAATAGTAGGAGTGGAAAGTTAGAAAAAAGTTATTATATATTGAACATTAAAATTGCAACTGCAAAAAATAATTTTAAAAATGTATAAAAAAAAATAGGAAAAATATTAAAAAAAGATAAAATATTTATTCTTCAGTGACCTCTTTAATCATAGGACGGAATTCAGGAAACTCATCAATAAAATTAGTTGCATCTTGATAAACTTTATCTATGTAATCTGGAATTTCTAATCTTTTTTCTTCCACTCTTTGTTTATCATATAATCTAGAATAATCTAAATTATTATTCCATTTATTAATAAGAGCATGTTTAAAATCTGGAGTTAATCCCCATAATTGAGAAGTAATTAAAGAAGGTATAGCTTTATCATAATTTAATATTGTATTAACATATTTTTTAGGCATGTTCTTAAAAAATGATGTATTCCATGTGATATATTTGTGCATAAATATTCTTTAACCTCCAAGCTATTTAATTAATTATAATATTTGTATTTAATAATATTTAAAAATTTAATTTTATTTTATAAACTCCCATAAATAATATTTTCCTTCATTTTTAATTAGTTTTAATTTAGATCCTTTAGGCAATAATACTTCCATATCTTTAGGAGTCATTGATATATCTTCCAAGTAAGGAACTTTAGTTCCTTTTTTAATTAATATATCATGAATATATTCCCCATAATCTGTTTTATTTCGTGATATACTAGTTGATAATAAACTTTCAGAAACATATATTCCTTCAATAGTTTTACTTATCATGTAATCTGTCTGTTCTCTTCTAGTAACAATGATATTTTCTTTAACCTTTTTAGCACTAGGAACAATCTTATCCGAATATTGTTTATATTCTTCAAATGTTAAACCAACATTTACAAAAGTAGGTTTTGTTTTTAATATTTTTATTAATTCTTTGTATTGTTTAGCATTATTATTCCTTAAAGCTTTATCTCCTTTACCAGTATAAATTTGTGTAGCTGAAACAATTTCTTTAGATTGTGATTTAATACTCTGTTTATTAATAATATTTTTATTATTATTACTAATATTAACATAAGTTCTATTATTATAATTAATAGTTCTTGGAAAATCTAAAGCTATATTTGTCTTAGTTTGAGGTTTGTTTGTAGTAGGAATAAGATTAGTTAAGCTATTTTTAACTTTATCTTTAGTAGTTGTTCTAGAACTATTAGAACCACTATTACTTCTAGAACTCTTTTTATAGTTATCTGGTTTAGAATCAGTATAATCTAAGTAGCAATGACAGTTAGCTACATTTTCAGCACCACCAGCTAAATCTCCTGGATACATCAGGTAAGCTTTGTAAGATCCATAAATTTCAAATGGTTCATCAATTTCAACACTATTAATAAGTTTTGCACGATGCCAAGCTCTTGATTTACCTCTGCTACGTCCATTCATCCATATTTTATAGCCATAATTCATATTTAATGCTTCTTCTAAAGCTAAAGCATTAGTATTAGTATGAATTGCATCACCAATAATTTGATTAATTTTACGATATTGAATACCAGTAGGACTAAGAATCTTCTTTTTAGTTAAACCAGCTTTTTTAATTTGCTTAGCAGTCATACCTTTAGTATTAACAGTACGACCTGTTTTATCAACATATTTAACACTATAACTATTATTTTTATTCCTAACAAATTCATTTTTTAAAACATCTTTTAATTCTGTTTTATTCATAGCTGATTTACTAGTTTCTTTGAATAATTTCTCAGTAGCTTTACGAATATCATTAGAATTATTGATTAATCTGTTACTAACAATTTCAGAATAAATTTTAGCATTACTTTGTAATATCTTTTGAATATTTTTACTTTGAGTATTATATTGATAACTTTTAGCATCATTGTATAATGTTTCTTTAACTATTTTATGAGCTTCACTACGAATATCAGTAATTTTATATTTATTTACATTACCTTCTGTTAATTGTTTAATAACATTATTATTTATTTTATCTTGCAGATTATTAATCCGAGTATTACCTTTATTTAAATGAACATTACGTTTATTATCTGATTTAATTACTAAAAATTCTTGAATAGCTTGTGCAGTATAAGCAAAATTCAACAATCCTTTATTAGTAGTATTCATAAAAAATCATTCATTTATTTTATTTTCAAGATTATTTACAACATCAGATAATTTACTCTCAGGATCAGTAGGCTTATTATCACCATAAACAACAGAATCTAAAGATTGATTATTCATGAACCTTGAATTATAAAACTCATCTGATTCATCCATACTAAAACCATAAGCACTACAAAAAGTATTAACAAACTCACCAAGAGTAGCTCCACCATTTTGAAGAATATGAATACCAGTTTTTATTTTATCTTCTTCATTATCAAAATTAGGTTGAATCATCTCAAGAATAGTATCAGCAATACCAAAACAACTACGAATAATCTTTTTAGTAACAAAACTAGCTATTCTTCTTTGACTATTTCTAATAGTAGTATTACTATAATTTTTCAATAATTCTTTTGTTCTATTACTAGCTATACCTTCACTAGTTCCAGCACCTAACCTTTCTTTTGGAATTTTATGTATTTCACGTATTCTATTTCTTACACTTTCACTCAATTCTAAAAAACTACCCTCTTTCTTTTCATCACCAATTTTAGTTACATTTACTTGAACACCATCTTTTTCAGCTGAAGGTAAAACCATACACAATGCCGTTCCAGGAGTATTACTAATTTGTTGAAATTCTTTTTCTAAATCACTTTCCCATGCATCTAAAGCATCTTCTTTATTATCTTCATCATCACCAATATCTATAGTTCCAGTAACTGTAATCATATAATTAGGAATACCATGAGCATTAAAATGACCTTTCTGATAATTAATAATAGCATTATCAGTCATAATAGCTTCTATCTCAGAAATATAAACAGGTTTACCATAAACTTTAGATTCCTCACTTTTACGATTAAACCATATCAATTCATGAGCCTGATCTTCCAAAGACAAATTATCTTCAAAATCACCAGTATATTTATTTAATTTCTTAGTATCATCCTTCTTAAAAATCTTAAAATAAATTTCATTAGTACCAATCTTCTGAACAGCTCTTTCTTTATCTTTACACATCCTCAAATACAAACTATTCACATGATTTATCCCAATTAATTTACCAGCATCCTCTTTTAATAATTCCATTCCAGAAAAACCATATGTATCAAAATCTTCTACAAAACTTTCTAATTGTTCTTCAAAATCAAAATCTTCAATTAATCCTTCAAGATCATTATCAATTTCACCATCACAAACAATTTTTTTACCTGATAAAATTGTATCTTCAGCTTTAGTACTAATACATAAATCATGAAGACCAGACATTTCTCTTAAATCCCTTAGTAAAAAAGGATCATAAACTGGTTCAATAATTGTAGAACCATACTTCAATTCGTCTTCAACAAGTTCTTGAGATCTTACTTCATATTCTTCAAGCACACTTTTTATTACCGCATCTTTTAGAAAATTACTACTTACAATTTTCATTTTATATTTCACTCCTTTTTCTTTTTCTTAATTTTGTTATAGGTA